CTATTGGGAATATGCGTTCCGCTGATCGAGCAGCGCCACCGCCGCCCGGCGGTGATGGGCCAGCGTGGCGGCCAGCCGGGCCAGCCACGCGTCGGTCCGGCAGCTTGCGGCGGTCAGTGCGCCGCGACGCCGGGCGGCGGCAAGCCGTGCTTCCGCTGCGAGTGTGCTGTGCAGGCGGAGCGTTGCAGCGCGTTTGATCGCGTTGGCGCGGTTGGGGCCGCCAAGCAGAGCGGAGCGAAGCTCCTGCTTCGGCGGCTTGGCGTCATGGGTGCGGTGAAGGCTGTCCAAGCTGGCGGCACGGTCCATGGAATGGACGGTACCGCCTGTCGGGATGTACAGTAAAGGGAAAATTTCCTAGGACTGGACGGTGACCGTGGAGGCGTTTGCCCCCACGCTCACTGGCTTGACCAGATGATCCGCGCCATCCAGGCGACGTCCGACAGCGGGATGCTGCGGTCGGGGTGGGCGCGGTTGATCGACAGCAGTTCGATCTTGGTCGCCGTCTCGCGGATCAGCTGCTTGGCCATCACCTCACCGCCCTTGGTGCGGACGACGACGCGGTCGTTGCGGCGGATCTGCGCGGCAGGCGAGACGATGATGGTGTCGCCATCGCGATAGACCGGCTCCATGCTGTCGCCGGAGATCTCCAGCGCATAGGCATGCGGGTCGCCAAGGCTGGGAAACAGCAGCTCGTCCCAGCCGCTGCCGGCGGGGAAGCCGGCATCGTCGAAATAGCCGGCCGACCCGGCCTGGGCATAGCCGATCACCGGAACCCGTTGCAGCGGGGTGGTGCCGGCGCCGTCGCCGACCAGCGACACGAATTCCGACAAGGAAGCGCCGGTGGCGTCCAGCACCTTGGAGATGCTTTCCGTCGACGGCCAGCGCAGCTTGCCGTCGTTGGTCGTGCGCTTGCTCTTGTTGAAGGTGGTCGGGTCCAGTCCGGCGCGCCGCGCCAGCCCGGAGGCGGAGAGCCCGTGCTGTGCCGCGAGGCGGTCGATGGCCCGCCAGATGTCCGTATGTTTCAGCATGGGACGATAATCTCATAAAGCGGCGACAGCGTCCCTAGGAACTTTTTCATAAAACCATTGACCGCGGGCAGTGGGCGGAACATAACGCAAACAGAAGGCGCGGCCGCGAAGCAGGTCCGGCGCCTCCCTTTTCAAAAAATCCGAAGCCGCAAGGAGACCAGCATGCTGCGTCCGGCCGCCCCTGCTTTGCCAGCAACCAGCGTTTCCCGGACCGTTCCGCTGAAGCCGGAGCCCTACAGCGTCGAGGGCGAACCCTTTGCCGACGCGGAGGAGGCGTGGTTCTGGGCGGTGCAGGCGCATGATGCCAAGACGGCCGGTGCGAGGATCGTCGCGGGCTGTGGGCAGGTCGCACGACCCTGCGAGCCGCAGGACCTTCTTCAGGTGGTCGACCGCCTGTACCGGGCGCGCAAGCTGATGCGCGACCACCTGCATGTGCTGGTCCATTACGGCCGCCGCCAGAGCGCGCCGGAACCGGACCGCTTCCGCGAACAGCGGGCCCATTCGCTGTGGCAGGAGGCGTTCACCGTGATCGCCCCGGCGCTGCGCAAAAAAGGCATTGCGCGATGAGCGCCACCCCCTGGACCGCGGCCTGGATCGTCTATCGCGGCGATTCACCTCTGTGGTGGCTGCGGTTGCTGAAGCCGGGCTTCCGCCACTGTCTGGCCCTGCTGACCGACGGTCGGCGCTGGGTGGCGGTCGATCCGCTGGCCGGCTTCACCGATATCGCGGTGCTGGACCTGCCCACCGACTTCGACCTGCCGGGCTGGTACCGCGCCCAGGGGCTGACGGTCGACGCCGCCCCGCTGCGCCGCCCGGCCGGCACCGCTCCCTGGGGGCCCTTCACCTGCGTCGAGGCGGTCAAGCGCCTGATCGGCCTGCGCGCCCGCCGGGTGCTGACCCCCTGGCAACTGCACCGCCATCTGACTGGAGGAGACCGCGCATGCCCGCATCCGTAGCCGTGAAACCGCCCGCCCGGCGGAAGGGTGACCTGTCGGAACCGGAAGCCCTGCTGGACCGCTACCGCGTCGCCCGCGACCGGCGCGGCGTATGGGAAAGCCATTGGCAGGAATGCTACGACCATGCGCTGCCCAACGGGCGACCCTTCCGCGGCGGCGGCACGCCGGGCGAACGCCGGGTCGACCGGCTGTTCGACGGCACCGCCCCCGATGCGGTGGAGCAGCTGGCCGCCAGCCTGCTGTCGGAACTGACGCCGCCCTGGTCGCGCTGGTTCGGCTTCCAGCCCGGTCCCACCCTGACCGGAGCGGAGCGCGACCGTGTCGCTCCGCTGCTCGACCGTGCCGCAGGCATCGTCCAGGCGCATTTCGACCGCTCCAACTTCGCGGTGGAGATTCATCAGTCCTTCCTCGACCTCGTTGCCGTCGGCACCGCCAGCCTCCTGATGGAGGAGGCCGCCCCCGGCGCCCCGTCCAGCCTGCGCTTCACCGCCGTGCCGCTGGCCGAGGCGGTTTTGGAGGAGGGGCCGGACGGACGGCTCGACGCCACCTTCCGCCGCAGCGAGGCGACGCTGGCCCAGATCCTCCAGCGCTTCCCCGGTGCCGACCTGCCGGATGAGGTGCGGAAGCAGGCGGCCGGGGATCCCGACAGCCGTTTCCCCCTGGTCGAGGCGGTGCTGCCCGACGGTACGGCCTATCGCTGGGGCGTGGTGCTGGACAGCGGGCTGGCCGAGCCGTCCTGGCTGGCGCAGGGGCGCTTCGCCCAGTCGCCCTTCGTCAATTTCCGCTGGCTCAAGGCACCCGGCGAAACCTATGGCCGGTCACCCGTGATGAAGGCGCTGCCCGACATCAAGACCGCCAACAAGGTGGTGGAGCTGGTGCTGAAGAATGCCTCCATCGCCGTCACCGGCATCTGGCAGGCTGATGATTTATATTTTCCGATGCTTACTTGAGCTTTCCCGATCATTCCAAGCGCTTTGATTTTCTTGGGTTCCGGGTGCCAGAGTAGGCCGGTGACACGGTGGGAAAACCCACGGAATTTCCGCCGCCCGCTTACGCAGTGCTTACATGGAAGGCCGGAACAAATGCCGAAAATCACCAAGAAGCTGGTGGATACGCTGGCGCCGAGCGGGCGCGACGGGGTGCTGTGGGATGACGAGCTGTCCGGGTTCGGGATCCGCATCACTGCCGCGGGTGTGAAGTCGTATGTGGTGCAATACCGCATCATGGGCCGGTCCCGCCGGATGACGATAGCCCGCCATGGCGTCATGACTCCGGAGGAGGCCCGGAAGGAAGCCAAGCTGATCCTGGCGGACGTGGCGCGCGGCCTGGACCCGGCCGAGGCACGGGACGAACAGCGGCGAGACCTCACCGTGTCCGAGCTGTGCGACCTCTATGTGTCCGAGGGCATGACGACCAAGAAGGCGTCGACCATCGCCAGCGACAAGGGGAAGCTGGAGCGGCACATCAAGCCGCTGTTGGGCAAGCGGTTGCTGCGCTCTATCACCCGCGCTGACATCGAGCGGCTACAGGCAGACATCGCGGCCGGCAAGACGGCTACCGACATCAAGGGCGGGTTCAAGTCACGCTCCATCGTCACCGGAGGGCGAGGCACGGCGGCGCGCACGCTGGGGCTGCTTTCGGGGGTGTTCCAGTTCGCCGTCAATCGCAACCTGCGGCCAGACAACCCGGTGCGTGGGGTGAAGCGGTTCGCGGAGAAGAAGTGCGAGCGGTTTCTCTCCCCGACTGAAATGGCGCGTCTTGGGAAGGCGCTGGCCGACCTTGCGGACGAAGGGGTGAACCCCACCGCGATCAACGTGCTCCGCCTCCTGGCGCTCACCGGCTGCCGGCGGGGCGAGATAACCGGTCTGCGCTGGGAGTGGGTGGATTGGGATCGTGCCTGTATTCGGTTCCCCGACTCGAAGACGGGTGCCAAGGTGGTGCCGCTGGGCGCCGCTGCGCTGAAGCTGCTGACGGAGCTGTGCGAAGAGACGAGCGTTGGCCCGGTGTTCCCCGGCAGTGGCGTAACCGGCTCTACCACGGCTGTATGGAGGGTATGGGACAAGGCACGGGAGAAGGCCAAGCTACCGGATGTTCGGATCCATGATCTGCGGCACAGCTTTGCCAGCGTCGGGGCGGCCGGGGGCGATAGCTTGGTGGTGATCGGTGCCTTGCTCGGGCATCGGGACACCGCGACCACGGCCCGCTATGCCCACCTGTCCAACGATCCATTGAGGGCTGCCGCCGACCGGATCGCGGGTAATATCGCAGCGGCGATGAAAGGAGAGTCGGGGAAGGTGCTGCCGCTACCGATAGCTACGCGGCAGAAAAGGTGAGCGGGAATCACCTTTCACCGTGTGCGGAGGGCGGCTCTGTCGGCCGATATCGGAATTACGATATCGGCTGATGCCTTCATCGTTGAGCCGCCTTGCTGATCTGGCATCTATCGGAACTCTGGTAGATGCCCCAGGTTCCCACTCAGTGCCGCCGGGCAGGGCCATGCTGCTAAGCTCGGAATTCCGAGTTTGGGAAGACCGTGGGGAAAAAGTGTCGGTTGACGCAGCAACGCCAAAAAGAAGCGGTAGGTAAAAAGAAGTTATGCTCTACCGCTTCAGAATTCCGATAGATCATGGACTCTGCAGATAACTAAGCAGTGGCTTTCTCTCGACGAGAGAGAAAATCTCTCTTATAAATTTGAGCAAGTCTCACTAAATCAAGACCCACACCATTTCCATTGATTATCATCGGATAAGTCGAACTAGCAAGCTTGATAAGATCGTCGGAAGTTCTTTTATCGATCTTCGATTTTATGGATTCGATTATCTCTTTCTCTTCTCTCTCGAAACCATCTAGCGGCTCATACATACATCTCCCAAAGGGGCCATTTTGCGGATATGATTGGGATATTTCTATCATTACAATGTCTGAAAATGGAACACCCATCGAGTTCCGCCAAGTTATATTACTTAGCTGGCGCCCTAAATCCAACGCACATTTCCAGTCGGTCAAATATACTCCAACCATCGCCTTGATGATATTAGTCGAGGTTGACTGGCTGGGAATTACCCCTAGCGCTTTTAGGATTTCTCCTACCCGTGCCATGTCAAAGCTCCTCGTCCATAGCATCCGTAATCGACGTAATGTGGTTGCGGAGGGCTTCGAGAACCGCAACTAGAACAGTAAACTTCGGCAAATGTTCCTGAAGATTGAAAGCGTCTAGCGCATCTTTTTTTGTACTCTCAAGACAGATCACTGCCACAGGCTGTCGCGTTTTGGGATCACTAAGCGCGAACGCATGATATGAGCGACTTGGCATTCGAAGCCGCGCCGACACGTCATTAGGTATGCCGCATCGATCAAACAACATGCGCTGCCAACCAGCCTTATTCCTCTTAGGATTAGCACTTATTTTTACCTGATCGTGCTTTCTCTCCCAAGCCTGATGTATGACCCCTTGGCCAAGGGGATAATAAGGTCTTCCTTTCTCGTTGTAAAGCGAATTCTGAGAAAATCGGCCGAGGATAAAGTATTTTTCCGCATTCTTATGATAAAGACTAAGGCGGCAGCTTTCATCGAGTTTAAGTTGTTCGTACATCTCCATCAAAATTAGTGAAAAAACACTGTAAGTGTCTACGCTTTTGGAGAGTACCCTGAAATTAAGCTCGTTGATATTACTTGTTAGCTCCTTTGACCTCCCTTTCTCATAGGCGAGCTTGTCCTCGAGATCCTTTATCTTAGCCTTATCGTCAAAAGTTGCCAGATTGCCCAGAGCCAGAAGAAGAATTCCCGCCGTTGTTATAATTCCGAGTTTTCGGTATATAAAGAAGTACATGACCCCATCGAAGCAGAAAGCTCCCTTTCCGCAAGCAGCTTCAAAAATAGAGGTGGCATAAACCCCAGATAGTACAGCTCCAACAGCTGATAATACAGTGCCGATCATGACAATGATCGGAGATATTTTTAGAAATATCTTCCAAGCTCTGCTATCCCTAAGATACAACACAGAGTATATCTCCCAATTCTTTACAAATTGACAGCACTAAGTGACGGAATTACCTACTTCTATCTCTATAATCGTCGGATTAAAGAGTATCGATAACATATCGCTGAGATGATTTTCTCTAATATTTCTTGGTTATTCTAACGCCAATCCCACCCCCATTCTCTGGAATGAACTCGACGCCAGCCGCTTCAAGAGCCGCTTGAATAGCAGCGAGCGTACGAGGTTGGAGTTCTTCACCACGTTCTAACCGGGACACGGTATCGACTGATACACCAGCCTCTTTAGCAAGGTCCCGGACCCCCCAGCCTACGGCTGCTCGTGCCATCTTGCTCTGTACAGCAGCAATCGTCATGACAGCGTACCGATTTCCTGTTGATGTCCCGATGGGATAATGATATCGGTACAATATACCGAAAACGGTACGGTCATCAACGATAGAGGCACTTCATGCGAGCATTTCTCGCCACGCCCAAGCCTTGCCCGCCGACGGCCACGCTAGCGCACTGGCCCCGCCCCATGATCGAAGCCGTCATAGACGCTCTTCTGGCCGAGCTGGACGCCCGCGACGGTGACCCGGACCTTGAGCCGGAAGAGGACCGGGGCGACCTCGACCATCTGCCCGACGATCTGCGCCACCGTTCGCCCATCCTCTTCGCCCTGGAGATCTACCATGGATGAAGCCCGTTCCACGCTCCGCTCGGCAATCTCTGACATGGACTCGCCCCTGACCTCTGCCGAGGCCGCTACGACCACGCTCAACATGATCGCCAGCGAGCTTGAGGACGACGACAGGTCGGTTGCCATCGTCTACCTCGCGGACATGATCCGCATCCATCTGAACGACCTCCGGGAACGCTTCGGCCGCGCTTCCCGCCTCAAGGCCGACCAGCCCGCGGCCTGATCCCCACGGTACCCGCCCCTCTGTAGGGCACCCTCTCTCCCCTGGAGCCTCCCCCATGACGAACCCGACCAACGCGCCCGAGGGCGTGAACAACCCCGCTTTACCCATCACCTGGGCCACCCGCGACCTTCCCGGCCCTGGTGGCGGATCGGTGACCATCTCCACCGCCCAAGCCGGCCCCTACGCCCTGGAGGTTCACGACTCCCAATCCCGTAGCGGCTGGCCCCGCATCGTCCTGTGGACCGTCGAGAGGGACGGCAAGCGCCTGGGGGAGGGAGTGCTGGACAACACCGATGACGGTAAGGCCGCCGCCGAGTCGAAAGCCCGCCGGCTGCTGACCAACGCGCCATTGGACCCGAACACCAACGGCGCTGGCAGCCGCGTCATTCCCGCCTGCGTCGACGGCATGCCGAAGCGCGGTCGAAACCCGGGACTTCATCCCGACGCTGAATTGCTGTTCGGTTGGGATGCCCTCCAGGCCGCAGCCACGGCCTACCAAGTTGCTGCCGATGGCGAGACAAGCCGGTACGTCGAGATGGTGGACAACATCGGCGAGCGCATCTCGGAGTACCGCCCGAAGACCCTGGAAGGGGTGGCGATCCAGCTTCGCTATCTGCTGACCAAGATCATCAACGCGGATTGCGCCTGGAACGTGCTCGTGCTGTCCGAGGATATGGACCGGGACTTTCGCGACATCGTTTCCAACGATCCCCATGCCGGCATGATCTGGCACATGATCCAGGCCATCGACAGCCCGATGGAGCGCATCGCCCGTCGCGGCCAGGAACAGCCGGCCAAAGGCTCGGATCAAACTTCCGCTCCCTCCGCTTAACGGCCTGTCCGACTCAGGCGCGGCTATCCCGCGATAAGGAGCGGGCTTACTTTTCCAGCCCGTTTGTCATGCTCAGGAAAATCCCGGAATGCTCGGGAAAATTAGACGTACGGAAGTACCTTTTTTCGGCTTGTGGCCTGGAACGTACTGGCGTACTTTTTTCTCGTTGGCCTGAGGACGATGAGATGACCGCTTTTGATTTTGACCAACCGCAGTTCTCAACGAAGGAACTGCTGGAATGCGTGCCGGGATTGAACCCGGAAACATTCCAGCAATGGAAGAAGCGCCATGAGCTGCGTTTGTCAGTTGGAGACGAAATCGGTCGCGGCAAGCGAGTGCAGCATACTGGAACTGATGTTGTGCAGGTCGCCACTCGATATGTACTGATCCCTCACGGTCAATTCGTTGCCAAATTCTCTATTATCTGGCCGGTGATCAAGGGGCGGATCATTGCAAGGCAGACCGGGCTTATCGCTATCGAGCCTGGGCCGATCTCTGCCCTTTTCTATCTGCACCCGGAAACTGGCGAACTGCACATGAACAGCTTCTCCGAGTCGGAGGGCGTGAACTTTGCCGCGATGGGTGATCCCACCATTCCCACGCTGCAACTGATGTTCGGTGTTGATCGCTTTATCGACCGGATGGTCGAGCAGATGCGGCACGTCAAGAGTGGCACCAAGGCGGCAACGCCTCCCACCGCGCGCCAGCCATTGCCGGAAGGATTCGAGTACGACGCCGCTGGGAATGTCGTGCTGTGTGGGCTCACGGTTTTAGAAACCCAGCATTACGCCAGAATGGAAAAGTTTCTGGACGAGGACGGCCATTTCCCAAGCGAAGATGATAGGACCGAATTTTATAAGATGTTCGTTCCGCTAGACAGAAAGCACGCTCTCGCAAAGTCTAAAAAGGACATTGATAAGCTATATGAAAGCGAAGAAGACGACTTTTTCCGTCGTTGGGTTAAAGACGAAAATGGAAACTCCATACTTGTTGGGCTCACGCAGGCTGAAAACGATGAGTTTCGGACGCTGAGAGTTCAGGATTGGGCGGAAAGAAATACAAAATGCTCAACCATCTGGGAAACCATGGATGAGCAACAGACCGCACAAAAGCGCTATCTCGAGCTGCACGACAAGCACGAGACGGCCCGGCAAAAGCGGTTAGGCGAAGAGTTCAAACAGCGGACGACCGAAGAGAACAGCAAGCGAATGACGGGCGAGGGAACCAAATCCGCCTGGAAGTTCTGGAAGTAAGCACAGGCCTGGACGGGCCAATAAACAGGAGCTGAACATGGCCGACTTAACTTCGCGGGAAGTTCCCGCCACGCCCGAGCTTTGCCTTCCCTCCGCCCTGCGCAAGCCGCGCCTGCGCCGCTGGGAGGCTTCCGACTACCTGCGGATCGCCCACGGCATCACCATCGCCCCCGCCACGCTGGCGAAGATGGCGAGCGTCGGAGGGGGGCCGGCCTACAACAAGGCCAACCGTACCCCGCTCTATCCGGTGGAGGAGCTGGACCGTTGGGCGGCGGCCCGCCTGGGCAATCTGGTCCACTCGACCAGCGAAATGGGAGAGTGAGCATGTTCGCTCTCCCTGCGTTCCCGGTCCTCGTCATGGAGCGCTTTACCCAAAAGGGCACGGGCAGGCCGCTGTTCCTCGCCACCTACATCGACGGGGACGGCGGCCGGTGCATTGTCCACGACACTCACAGCTTCAGCGACGCGCTGGCCGCCGCCCGAGACTGGCGCGAAGACGGTGTGCCGACGCTGTGGCTTGGGGTGGAGCACTGACCACCGCCCGCGGGTCTACCGGTCAATGCAGCCGGCCAGAACTCCGGGAAACATGATCCGCCATTTGTGGCGGATGTCGATCAAGCGGCGCAACGGCCCTGATCCGATGATCCGCTTACGTTCCAATCGCGCAGGTTCGGCATGAAGTGGCTCCGCCTCTACAACGAAACCGTCCATGACCCGAAGTGGCGCATGATCGCCATTGAAACCGAACAGCCGGTGCATGCCGTGCTGGCCGTGTGGATGGCGATGCTGTGCCATGCCTCGGGCGCCGAACCCCGTGGAACGCTGACCGGCTGGAACGACCGCTTGTCCGGGGCTGCCCTGGACCTGAAGGGTTCCGCCGTGGAAGCCATTCGGACGGCGATGCAGGGGGTTGTTCTCGACGGCGACCGGCTGACCGCCTGGGAAAAGCGCCAGTTCAAGGGCGACGACGTGAAGGAACGGGTGAAACGTTACCGCGCAAGGAAAGCGGCGGAAACCGATAACTGTAACGTTACATCCCCGGAAATCGACCAAGGCAACGATGGTGTAACGTTACAAAGCCCGGATGAAACGTTACCGCCTCTGCGCGCGACAGATTCCAGATCTCAGACTCTTGTTGTTGTTGATGCGCGCGAGAGTGCGCCCGATCCCGCGCCTGATCCAAAGCCCGACCTGAACCGGGGTATCGGAGCAGCGTCTGCCGCAAAGGCGATCATCCGGGCGTTCGACACCGCCCGAGCAGCGGCTTACGGCGACGAACACCGCCGCCCCCATCCCCACGCCAAAGACCTCGTGTTCGCCCAGCGCTGGCTCGCTGCCGGTGCCGATGTCGAGCTGTGCGAGGGGGTGTTTACAGCGACTTGCCAGGGGATGGCCGAGCGGTCCCAAGCCCCACCGGCCGCGCTGGCTTTCTTCGACCAGCCCATTGCCGACGCCATCGCCACCCGTAACCGCCCGATGCCCGAAGGGAAGCCGAATGACCAACGTCGTGGAGTTCAATCCGTACGGCCACAGGCCCCCGCAAGCCGGTTCCAGCGAATTCTTGACCGCGACCTTGCGGGCTGTGCTGGCGACGCCTGAAACCGTGGTGTTCACCGACCATGGGACCGAGAGCCGGGCACTCCCCTGGCAGCCGCCGGCCGTCATCACGGAGGCCATGAAGCGGGACGCCGTGCATGCTCTGGGGGCGCTGAAGGTGCGATCCCGACCGGCGACGCAGGGGGAGGCCGAGGCTTTCGTGGCCCATCTGGCGAACCTGTGCGCTGGCAAGGATCTGCCGCCTGAAAGCAAGCTGATGGGCGCGGTTTCCTCGATCCTGCGGGCCGAGTATCCGGCGGCTGTGATCAACGACCCTGGCGCGCTGGATCGGGTCATGCAGCGGCTCTCTTCCCCCGACCGGCCGACATGGTGGCCGAGCTGGCCCGAACTGGACATGGCGCTGGATGCCGAACGGTCAGCCTTGCGGGAGCAATGGCGCCGGTTGGACGTGCTCGCCAAGGGCAACAGCGGCGCCCGCGCAATGTTGGCCCGCCAGCGGCAGGACGACTCCCCGCCCTCGGCGACCGAGGAGCAGAAGGCGCGTGTGCGCGAGCTGTTGGCCGCCGCTGGCTTCGCACTGAAAAGCGACCCGCACCCTCTGCGGGATAGTCCCCTCACAAGGTAGGATCAATAATAAATCCAAGAATAGAAAGCTCAAGAAAGCATCCGAAAATCTAAATATCACCTTTTTAATTAATCTGTTTACAGCAAATGCCTTTGCGCTGACCTTGCGGGGAAATAGCAAGGGTTGGCGCGAATGTTCACGGGCATCAAGTCATTATTCAGAGGGGCGGAACGCAAAAGCGAAGACGGCTATGAGCTGCTGACCGGCGGCGCCCTGCCCACCGCCGCGGGGGTGTCCGTCTCGCCCGAGTCCGCCATGCGCTGTTCGGTCTCCTTCGCCTGCATCAAGGTCATTGCCGAGACCATCGAGCAACTGACGCCGCACCTGTACCGCCGGACGGGCGACGACCGGGAGCGCGCCACAGACCATCCCGTCTCCGCGCTGGTGACCAAGGCCGCGAACGACTGGACGCCGGCCAGCGAGTTCCGCCTGGTGCTCGGCACCCACTTCGCCACCCACGGCAACGCCTTTGCCTTCGTGAGCCGCGATGCCGCCGGCCAGGTGGTGGAGCTGATCCCGCTCGATCCCCGCGCCGTCTCCGTCCGCCAGGACCCGCGCACCATGGCGCCCGTCTACATGGTCGCCACCGGCAACCCGGCACTGCCCGCCCGCGAGTATGACCGCTCCGAGATCCTGCACATCCGCGGTGTCGGCCTGGACGTCCACAAGGGCGCCTCCCCGGTCACGCTGGGCCGGGAGGCCATCGGCCTTGCCCTGACCCTGGAGAGCCACTGCGGCTCCCTGTTCGGCAACGGCGCGAAACCGAGCGGCCTGTTGAAGGTCAAGGGCACGCTGCGGGAGGAGCAGTTCAAGCGGGTCCGCGCCATGTTCACGAACTTCTATCAGGGCGTGACCGGCAAGCGGACGATGATCCTGAGCGACGACATGGACTTTCAACAGGTCCAGTTGAACAGCGTCGATGCGCAGACCCTGGAGATGCGCCGCTTTCAGGTGGAGGAGGTGAGCCGCTTCTGGCGGGTACCGCTGCATCTGGTCAACGAGATGGACCGCGCCACCCATGCCAATGCCGAGAGCATGGGACAGCAGTTCCTGACCTTCTGCATGCTGCCCATCCTGCGCCTGTGGTGCGACGCCATGGCGATCACCCTCCTGACGCCTGCGGAACGGGAAACCCTCTACTTCGAGTTCCTGGTGGACGACATCGCCCGCGCCGACATCGCCGCCCGCTTCGAGGCGATGAGCAAGGCGATTTCCGCCGGCATCCTGAACCCCAACGAAGCCCGGGCCATGGAGAACCGCCCGCCCTATGCCGGCGGAGAGACCTTCATGCGGCCGGTCAACACCGCGCCCGCTCCGACAACCGGCGGCGCTGGCGGCACCACGGGGACGACCGATGCTTGAGGTGAAGGTCTCCCCCGAGGGCGAGGTGATCGGCTACGCCAGCCTGTTCGGCGGCCCGGCCGATGCCGTCAACGACGTGGTGCAGCCGGGCGCCTATCACGCCAGCCTCGCCATTGGGCTGCCGCTCATGCTCCGGGAGCACAAGGGCGCGCCCATCGGCCAGTGGATCGAAGCCGCAGAGGACGACATCGGCCTGAAGGTCCGCGGTGTCGTCACCGATCCGGCGACGCTGGCGGACCTGCGGGGCGGCCGGCTGGATGGGCTGTCCATCGGCTATGTCGCCACCAAGGCCCATCGCGACACTGCCGGCCGGCGGGTGCTGGTCGAAGTCAACTTGCAGGAAGTCAGCATCGTGCGCCGGCCGGCATCGAGCCGGGCACGGGTGCTGAGTGTGAAGTCTGCCCCGGCCGCAGGTGCGGCCATCCCCAAGGAGAACACCATGGAAGACGAGACCACCGCGCCCGATCTGGCCGCGCTGGAGACCAAGACGGCCGAGCTGGTCGCCGGGGTCGAAACCAAGATGACCGCTGCCATCACCGCGGCGCTGGCGCCGATCACCGACCGGCTGGGCAAGGTGGAGACCACGCTCCGCCGGCCGGGCACCGCTCCGGCCCCCGAGAGGAAGGGGGACGAGGCGCCCGAGCGCAAGGCGTTCGAGACCTATCTGCGGGGCGGCACCGCCGGCATGGAGTTCACGGAGGTGAAGACCCTGCGCACGGGCGACGATCCCAGCGCCGGCTATCTCGCCCCGGCCGAGTTCATCGCCGAGGTGGACAAGAACATCGTCCTGTGGTCGCCCGTGCGCCAACTCGCCACCGTGCGCAACACGGCGCGCGGATCGGTGGAGCTGCCCAAGCGCATCGGCCGGCCCACCGCGACGTGGGTGGAGGAGCTGGAGGACCGGGAGGACACCGAGACCGGTAGCCGCTACGGCAAGTCCGCCTACGAGGTGAAGGAGCTGACCGCCTATGTGGACGTGTCCTTCTCCACTCTGGAGGACTCGGCCGTGGACATCTTCGGGGAGCTGGCCGGCGATCTGGCCGAAGAGTTCGGACAGGCCGAGGGCGAGGCGTTCGTGCTGGGCAACGGCGTGAAGCGCCCCATGGGCTTCATGTCGGATACCAGCATCCCGACCGTGGCGAGCGGCGACGCGGCGAAGATCACCGCCGACTCGCTGATCGACCTGTTCCATGCCCTGCCGTCGCCCTACCGCACCAACGCGGTGTGGGGGATGAACTCGACCACGCTCGGGGCGATCCGCAAGCTGAAGACGACGGGGGGCGAATACCTGCTGTCCATGTCGGGGCTGGCCGGCTCGCCCGTCACCATGATCCTGGGCCGCCCGGTGGTGGAGCTGCCCGACATGCCCGACGTTGCCGGTGGCGCCGTGCCCCTGGTGTTTGGCGACTTCGCCCAAGGCTACCGGGTGTTCGACCGGGTGGGCTTCTTCCTGCTGCGCGACGACCTGACCCAGCGCACCAAGGGCAAGTGCCGGTTCCATGCCCGCAAGCGGGTGGCCGGTGGCGTGCGGAAGTCGGAAGCCCTGCGCAAGCTGCGCATCGCGGCGAACTGAGGGAGGAGCGACCATGCGTGACCTGCTGAACAACATCCACCCCGTCACCGTCATCCCGCCCGGCACGGCGCCGACCGACAACACCGCCGTCGTCTCGGCCGTCGTGGATCGGCTGGGCTTCGGCTCCGTGACCTTCGTCATCCTCACCGGCACGCTGGCCGATGCGGACGCCACCTTCGCCGTAAAGCTGGAGCATGGCGACGCGGCCAACCTGTCCGATGCGGAGGAGGTGCCCGACGCGCTGCTGGTCGGCACGGAGGCCCTGGCCGGCTTCACCGCGGCCGACGACGGCAAGACCCGCAAGCTGGGCTATGTCGGCGGCAAGCGGTACCAGCGCCTCACCGTCACCCCGGCCGGCAACGCCAGTGCGGCGAACCTGGGGGCCGTGGCGATCCTGGGACACCCGGTCAACGCCCCCACCGCCAACCCGCCGGGCTGACGAGGCCGCTTCGGCATGCCGTACGCTCCCCCTCGCATCTGCAAATGCGGCGCCCTGGTCCCCGGCGGCCGGGCGTGCCCGCGTTGCTCCAAGGCTGCCGAGGCCGCCCGGCCCGACCGGCACCAGCGCGGCTATGACTCGGACTGGTACCGGCTGCGTCGCCGTCATCTGGAGACGCATCCCGGCTGCGTGGTCTGCGGATCGACCGAGGGCGTGGACGTGGACCACAAGGCCAGCATCCGGGAGCGGCCGGACCTGCGGCTCAACCCGTCGAACCTGCAAACGCTCTGCCGGCTGCATCACAACCGCAAGACCCACGGCAAAAGGCAGGGATAGCAAGGGGTTAGGGATAGGGGGTCTCCAATTTCCTGCGATGGGGCCGGGTACCGGTGGGGAGGCTTCCTCGCGAGAGAGGCGAATTGAGCAAATCGGATAAGGGGATGGTGCGATGCGTGGACGGAAACCGGATCTGAAGGCAATCGACGGCGGGCTTGCCCGGCTGCCGCCGGCTCCGTCCTGGCTGCCGGCCGAGGCCAAGGCCGAATGGCGCCGGGTGGTGCCCGGTCTCCGCGCCCGCAAGACCGTGACCCGCGAAGACCTACCGATGCTGGAAGCCTACTGCTTGGCCGCCGGCACCGTGCGCCGCATGCAGGCGACCCTTGCCACCGAGGGCGACACCGTCACCAGCGCCAAGGGCGAGGTGCGGCGGCATCCCGCTTTCCAGACCATGTTCCAGGCCCTGACCGAAAGCCGCCGGCTGGCGGCCGAGCTGGGCTTGACCCCGGCCAGCCGCAACAAGGCCGCTCCCACGGACAACGACGATGACGACCTTTCCGGCCTGGATCTCTGACGGCTCCGACATCCCCGACCCGCTGGGGTTCGGACAACGCGCCGTCGATTTCCTGCGCGTGCTGCGCCACCCGAAATCCACCCTGCCCAAGCGCGGCTTCCAGCTTCACGACTTCCAAGAGCGCCTGGTCCGCCGCATCTACGGCCCGCGCCACCCGGACGGACGGCGGATCGTCCGCAACGTCGTCATGCTGCTTCCCCGCGGTGGCCGCAAGACCAGCCTGGGCGCCGGCCTGGGGCTGCTGCACACCATCGGTCCGGAGCGGGTGCCCGGCGGGCTGGCGCTGTTCGCCGCGTCGGATCGCGAACAGGCCCGCATCGGCTTCGAGGAGGCGGCCGGGATCTGCAGGGAAGACCCGCGCATCGGCGACAAGCTGCGCTTCATCGACTACCGGCACCGCATCGAGCATCCGAAATCCGGTTGCCAGCTTCGCGCCATCTCCTGCGACGCGGCGCGGTCCCACGGCACCACCCCGACCTTCGCCCTGGTCGATGAGCTGCATGCATGGCCCAAGCGCGACCTGTGGGACGTGATCCGTACCGGTCTGGTGAAGGTGCCCGGCTCCCTGTGCGTCGTCATCAGCACGGCCGGGCGCGGCCAGCAGAACGTCGCCCACGACATCGTGGACTATGCCCGCCGAGTCGCCCGCGGCGAGATCGACGACCCCGGCACCCTGCCGGTGCTGTTCGAGACCGCGGCCGATGCCGATTGGCGGGATGAAGCGGTGTGGTACCGGGCCAACCCCGGCTTGGCCCACGGCTTCCCCGACATCGAGGGGCTACGCCAGCTTGCCCGCGAGGCGGAGAACCGGCCGGCGGATCGGGAAGCCTTCCGGCAACTCCACCTGAATGTCTGGCTCGACCACTCGACGGATCCGTTCGTGGAGATGCCCGTCTATGACACGGGCGCGGCGCCGCTCGACCTCGACGCGCTGGCGGGTGCCCCGTGCTGGCTCGGGGTAGACCTGTCCAGCAACTCGGATCTGACGGTCGTGGTGGCGTGCTGGCGCGTGGGCACCGGCTATGCGGTGCTGCCTCACTTCTTCTGCCCAGGCGACAACCTGCGCGGCCGGCAGGACCGGGACGGGGTGCCCTATGTGCGCTGGGCCGATGACGGGCTGATCGAGCCGACGCCGGGCAACGTGGTGGACTTCCGCGCAGTGGAGGACTGCATCCGCGACCTGTGCGACCGCTTCAACGTGGTGTCGGTGGGCATCGACCCGCACCTTGCCCGCTCGACGCTGAACACGCTGACCGAGGACGGCTATCCGGCGGTGGAGGTGCGGCAGGGATGGGTGACGATGGCGCCGGCGATCAAGGAGTTAGAGCGCGCTATCGTCGGGCGGCAGTTCCAGCACGGTGGGCATGAGGTGCTGCGCTGGTGCTTCGACAACATCCAGGTGGAGACTGACCGCGCTGGCAACCGGCTGTTCAGCAAGGGTAAGGCGCGCGAGCGGATTGACGGCGCCGTGGCCTGCGCCATCGCCGTGTCGCTTGCGCAGCACGGCGAGGCGGGAGGCTCAATCTACGATCTGGATTTTCCAGATGATGAGTTTTTCTTGTAGATGGTCTTAGTATTGTGGAGCTTGCTGTGAGTTAAATCTGAGATATGAACGTTATCTTTGTTTCTTTCCTGAAGTTCTCGTATTGGGTCTATTTTCTCCAGCGGCATCATAAATATCTTCAAAGAATGGCTTTAGTGCGTCAAAAGGATCGACATCCCAGGTTTCTACATTAAATCGATATTTAATGTGATCGTTCATGACGTTACCGGCAAATCGACTATGGAAGAAGTTGGTGTCGACTGCCAAGGTGTAGTCCTTAACGCCAACTAGACCAGCTTCAACAATTACAGGAAGCTCTATTTCCAGCTTTGTTTTTGCAACGTCCAGGTAGTTTATGAGCGAGTCAATTAAAACCTCCTCAACTGCTCCGGTAGGTACGTAATTAACGGGCTTTTGGTTGAAATCGCCATTTGTCTCATTGCTTAAGAAATAGTGGTCAATCGCCCATATTTCTCTTGACAGAAAAAGTTGTGTTGCTTCCCATGCAACCTCTTGATTATCATTCATGGTTAGGAAAACTACAGATCCGTTTTCATTTCTTCCAGTTGACCATCCCCCGCTGCGCATTCCACCAATCGGCTGAATATTACCTCTTGCAATTTCTTGCGCTTCAACATGCCGAAGAGGCCGTTTTGCAACGGTCGGAATTATCCGCAGATACATATACGGGCCAACACGCATGCGGATGTTTCTTCCCGCATCTGTGTTCAATAATCCCGGACGAATACACAAAGTATTCCCATCTTTGTGAAAAGAACCCTTACCATCTACCGGATCAACTGGCACATATGCCTGCTGTCCAGGTAACTCTTCTTTGATGTCGTCCGCAAATTGGCTAAAAATTGCTTTAAAGGCATCCCGAAGGTTATTGGTTAATGCCGTCCTTTGCTTTCTTCTACTTTCCTTACCTTCCTCAGTGTCTGACCCATCCGTGACGTTAAAACGTATAGGCCATCTTTTATGTCTAATATCAAAAGGAAGGTGCTCGGGTTTCCCAAATCCCTCATTGAAAACTGATAGTATCTTTGAATCTCCAAGAGCATGCAACGCATAGCCGTATTCTAGCATTACATTCGGATTTGGTGTTCTTTTCCCATCCTCCATATCATCTATGTAAGTCAAATCCGCAACAAATACGTCCGCATTCCTGATTTTCTCTAAAATCGTATCTGTAACTGAAGGGGTTCCGGGAACATCTTGAGTGTCTTGATCGACAACTACCTCACGGAATGCTTCTTCAACTGACATGTCCTTTCCTAGAGCTTTCGCTGCTTCATCAAGAGCCCTTCTAACAAGGTTTTTGTTCAAATTCGAAGGGCGGTCGCTCTGCCAAGCGTAAAAGACCTTTACAGGCATGTTCGTCGGCTCCAGAACAATAAGAATGAGTTGCAGATTGGTACTATGATACACCGATTTGGTGAGGCTTTATCAGCTAGCGCTACCCTATCTGGTCTAATCAATGAACGTCAACTTGCTTACGCCTAGCTTACTTCATAACGTAACATGCTCCTAACATACTGTAAAAAAACGGATTTCAGCATAAATCATTGGCATCTGGCAGGCCGACGACGACGGGGTGCTGAACCCCACCACCATCCGGCTGGTGCCCGGCACCATCATCCCCAAGGCGGTCGGGTCCGCCGGCCTGACGCCGCTGGCCAATCCCGGCCGGTTCGACGTGTCGCAGCTGGTGCTGGACGATCTGCGCGGCCGCATCCGCCATGCGCTGCTGGTCGACCGGCTGGGGCCGGTGGAGTCGGCGCGGATGACCGCGACCGAGGTGCTGGAACGCTCGGTCGAGATGGCGCGGCTGCTGGGCGCCACCTATGGCCGCTTGCAGGCGGAGCTGATGACGCCGCTGGTGCTGCGGGCGGTGTCGATCCTGCGCCGGCGCGGCGAGATCCCCGACATCACGGTGGACGGCCGGCTGGTGGAGTTGCAGCACCGCTCCCCGCTCGCCCAGGCCCAGGCCCAGCGCGACGTGCAGGCGACCCTGCGCTGGCTGGACAGCGTCAAGGCGCTGGGGCCGGAGGCGGAGGCCACGGTGGACGCGGCGGCGACCGCCCATTGGCTGGGCGAGGCCTTCGGCGTGCCGGCCAAGCTGATGCGGGCGCAGGTTGCCGGCGCCGGGCTGGACGCCGGAGCGGGTGCCGGTGGCTCCAATGGCTGACCGCCCGATGGCTGACCGCCCGATGATCGAGCAGGCCGGCTGGGACTGGCTGGAGGCGACGCTTCCTGCCGATCCGCAAACTGCCGCGGCAGCGGACGCCGACCCGGCGCCCAGCTTCGCCCGCTGCTTCGCCGGAAGCGACGGAGGGCGGGTGCTGGCGGTGCTGCGGGCAATGACGCTCGACCGCGCGCTGGGTCCCGACGCGCCGGAGGCGGCGTTGCGTCACCTCGAAGGACAGCGCCAGCTGGTCGCCACCATCCTCGCGCTGGTCGCGCGGGGACGGGCCGGCTGACCGGCGGTTCTGCCGCCCCTTTTTTTCCCCTTCCCTGCAGGAGTTGATGATGGCCGACACTCTGCTGACCGAATCCGCCGCTCCCGCCGACACAATGCCGCCGCTGCCGGTTCCGGAGAAATTCCGCGATCCCAAGACCGGCGCCCTGCGGGTCGAAGCCCTGCTGAAATCCTATCTGGAGCTCGAGCGCCGTCTGTCGTCGCAGGGCCAGTCCCGGCAGGCACCGCCGGACACCGCGTCCGAGTTGCTTCCGCAGACCGCTCCCTTCGATCCGGCCAGCTTCGATTTGACCGCGCTCGACCCGGCACAGCGCCGCCAACTGCTGGGCGCGCCGGAGACGCCGGACGGTTACAGCATCGCCTGCGACCATGGCCTGTTCCAGCCCGACCCGGAAATCAACGGCCGCCTGCACGAAGCCGGCTACACCGCGGATCAGGCCCAGCTTCTCTATGATCTCGCCGCCGAGCGGATGGTGCCGCTGATCCAGACCATGGCCGCCGAATTCCAGGCGGAGCGCGAGGTCGAGCGGCTGGTCTCCCGGTTCGGCGGAGAGGAGCGCTGGCGCGAGGTGTCGCGGCAGCTCCTGGCCTGGGCCGGCAAGACCCTGCCGCCGGCCGCGGTGGAAGGGCTGACGACCACCTACGAAGGTGTCATGGCGCTCTATGCGATGATGACCGGCAGCGAGCCGGCGGCGCTCTCGATGGCCGGCAACCGCGCGGGCGGCGGCGAGGGCGAGGCGGAATTGCGCACCCTGATGCGCGACCCGCGCTATTGGCGGGATCGCGATCCTGCGGGGATCGCGCGCGTCACCGAAGGCTTCCAGCGCCTTTATCCCGGCCAGGGGTGAGGTGAAGCGGTGCCGGCCGTTCTCCCCCGCCGTTCGCTGTCCGGCGGGGGAGTGGCAGGGGGGACCGGAAGGCGGAGCAGAGACAAAGCGTCGCAGCATGCAACCTTCGTATGGGTTGGACAGACGTATCTTGCGCGTGCGAAGAAAAATTGCGTTGCACGACTGAAATGAAGTCGTCACCTTCCCTTTCACATGACTAACCGTCCGTTTATCGAACGGACCAGAGAGCGACGCCAAGCCCGATGACGCTGCGCCGCAAGATCCGCTGGCTGACCTGGATCGGCCTGATCGGCTGCCTGATGGCGGCGATCCCCGCGCTCTACCTGCTGCGGCAGGGCATGATCGCCGAGCGGGGCCAGCTTGCTGCCGCCCTGGTGGAGTCCGCCGGGCTGCTTCTGCAGGATCTGGAACGGTCGGCGGCATCCGGTGCGATCTCCGGCGACGAGGCGCGCGACCGGGCGCGGACGGCCCTGCTGGCCCTGTCGGCCAAACCCTTTCATGTCAAATTTTTCGCGGACGGCGTCGTCCCGCCGAACTGGCCGGCCATCGACCGCGCGGTGACGGCGGAGGGGCGATTCGAAGCCTGGGGCTGGGCCATCGCCGCCGCCGGCGACATCGGCGACCTCGACCGCGATTTCCTGATCGAGGCGTCGGGCTTCCTGCTGTTCCTGGCGGCGTTGCTGGTGCTGAGCTGGCCGGGATCGCTGTTCCTGTCGCAGCATGTGGTCGGGCCGCTGGAAGCGCTGTCGGACCGCATGCGCCTGCTGACGGAGGGGCGGACCGACATCGACATTCCCGGCCGCGAGCGCCGCGACGAATTCGGTGCGATGGCCCGCGCCATGGAGTTCTTCCGCCGCGCCGCCATCGCCCTGATCGAACGGGACGAGCGGCTGGCCGGCATCATGAACAATGTCGGCGAGGCGATCCTGCTGGTCGACGGCCGCGGCCGCATCGAGGAACACAACCCCGCCGCCGTCGCCCTGTTCGGCGTGCCTGCCGGGGAACTGCGCGGCCGGCCGCTGTCCAGGCTGTTCGCCGCCTCCGACCGGGCGCGGATCGATGCGCTGCTGGCCGGAATGGCTGCCGACACCGGCGTGCCCGAGCCGGTGCGGGAGGAGGCGCTGGGGATCGAACGTGCCGGAAGCGGCGGGCGGATCGAGGCGTCGCTCAGCGTCTCGCCGCTGGTGGTGCAGGGGCGGCGCGGCTTCGTCTGCGCGCTGGCCGACGTGACCGAGCGGGTGCGTCACGAACGCGAACTGATGCGGCTGGCCACCCGCGACCGGCTGACCGGCCTGCCCAACCGCGCGATGATCGAATCGCTGCTGGAAGCGGCGGTGGAGCGCAGTCGCCGTTACCGGCGCCCCTTCGCCGTGCTGTGCCTGGACCTGTCGCGCTTCAAGCTGATCACCGACACGCTGGGCCATCAGGCCGGCGACGCGCTGTTGCAGGAGGTTGCGCAACGGATCGTCGCCTCGGTGCGCGCCGCCGATCTGGTCGGCCGCATCGGCACCGACGATTTCGCCGTGCTGCTCGAGGAAATCCGCGATGCCGACGAGGCGGCGGCGATTGCCGGGCGCATTCTGGACGCCTTCGACGCGCCGGTCACCCTGCCGGGCTGCGAGCATTACGTCCGGCCGGCGGTCGGCATCGCCGTCTACCCGACCGATCTTGCCGGGGTCGGCGCCGCCGAGGGACACGAGGGACACAAGGACGGCGACGACCCGCAGGCGCTTCTGCGCGCGGCCGAGACGGCGCTCTATGCCGCCAAGCGGATGGGGGGACGCCGCCATGCCTTCTTCCGCCCGGAACTGGCCGAGCAGGCGCGGCGTCAGCTGGCGCTGGACGGCGATCTGCGGGCGGCGCTGGCGCTGAAGCAGTTCCGCCTGCATTACCAGCCCAAGGTGTCGCTGATCGACTACTCGCTGGAAGGGTTCGAGGCGCTGCTGCGCTGGGAGAAGCCGGGGCAAGGCCAGAACCAGGGCCAGGGAACCATGATCCCGCCCGGCGAGTTCATCCCGGTGGCCGAGGAGACCGGCTTCATCGTCCCGCTCGGCGACTGGGTGCTGGACGAGGCCTGCCGCCAGATGCGCGAATGGCTCGATGCCGGGATGGAGCCGGTGCCGGTCGCCGTCAACATCTCGCCCAAGCATCTGCGCAACCGCAGCGCCGAGGATTTCCGCCGCATCATCGACCGCCACGGCCTGCCTCCCGGCCTGATCGAACTGGAAATCACCGAAGGCGCGGTGATGCAGGATCTCGATCATGCGCTGGCGGTGCTGGCGGCGTTGAAGGCGATGGGGATCCGGGTCGCGGTGGACGATTTCGGCACCGGCCACTCCAGCCTGAGCTACCTGAAGCGGTTGCCGATCACCACGCTGAAGATCGACCGCTCCTTCATCAACGGCGTGCCGAACGAGCGTGAGGACGCCGGCATCGTCTCGACCATCATCGCCATGGCCGACATGCTGGGCCTGCATGTGGTCGCCGAAGGGGTCGAGAAGACCGAGCAGGCCAACTTCCTGCGCCACCACAACTGCACCCAGGTCCAGGGCTGGCTGACCGGCCGCCCGGTGCCGGCCGACGCCGCCTGCTGTCTGCTGATGGAGCGTCTGCGGCAGACGGCGGCGTTAGGGGCTGCCTGA